ATGAGTATGAGGGTGAAGATATTAATGATATTGATTTGTTTGATAAAACTGATTTTAATGATGGTATATTACCGAGTTAAATTAAGTAAAAATCGGCGTTTGAAATGTAAAAAGGTGTAAAATTATTTTTCGAAAATATAATTTTAATATTTTTGAGCATTATTATCTATTTTTGCAGTTGCTTTTAAATTATTTTTTTATATTAAGTAGCATAAAGAAGGCCAGCATTTCCGCCAACAAATACTACCATATTCACTCTCTCTTCCATTAAATATAAATCAAAATTATAATCATAAATGCGCCACGTTGGTTTATTAATTCCAACTAACTCACCAGTTGTTGGGTCGCAAATAGTAAGAACCTGAGCATACGGGTCAAATGGAGGTGAAATCGTTGTAAATTCAAGCTGAACGTTTGTAAATCTACTCATATTCATAGCTCCGGATGGCTGTAAATTATAAGGTGATGTATCTAAACAAAAATTATAACAATATAACCCTTCAGGAGCATTTCCAGCAGTTCTTACATATTTTTCTACAAAATTATATACCCCTGCAGGTAATGTATTCTCTCTATATTGACCGTCCAATAATATACCTAATGCAACTAAAATGTATTGGATATTTTGGGGATTGTAAACGCCTGTTGTGTAAAGACCAGTTAGTGTTCCGTCAACATTTAAACCAGGACCAATTCCTGTTGTAGATGTAGGAGATGGGTTCAAATAATTATAGTTTCCTGCAGTCGAGGCAGGAGTAACATCTTGAGGCATATAGTTGTAAGGCCAATTTGTATAATTAGACCATTGATTTCGTAAATTAGCATCACTTCTTTGCAAATAAAACATCCAACTAATAACCATTCCAATGGAGTCTAAATTTATTTTATTTTGACCAGTAATATTATAATACGGTTTTTCGTAAACTTGTTTAAACAAATATTTTTGTTCATTTTTTGCGAAAAGTTGAGATTCTTCATTAGAGAGAAAACAATATGTACAGTTTAAATTAATATCCGCGTTTAATAGTGTTCTAGTATCTAAATAAGAAGTAGGTCCAAGAATTTCATCCGGTGGTGTTTGTAAAAATCTATAAAATTGCATATAAAATTGGTTAAAATTTGGAGCGACAACAGGAAAGTTATTAGCATAATCCATAACATCGCGAATAGTAAACCACTGATTTAAAGGCCTAAAAGTTACACTTATTTGAAGCTCATTATATTGTAACGAAACTAATGGAAATGCTTGTTGTGTTTTAAGGTTGAACCACGCTCCTAAAGGAATATATAGCGTTTGACCTGTAATAGAAGGCTGAGCGCCTGCAGGACTTGTTGTATAAAAAGCATTTGGATATGCATTAACACGTCCTCCATAATTTGCAGGGTCGTTTAACTGTGAAACATTTCCAATCAATTCATTAAATAATGCTCGTTTTTGTGCAGCAAAATCTCTCTGTACTGAAGCTAAAATATATTTGCCAGAATATTCTTGTAACTTTTGATTACCACAATTAATGGTTATTTTATCAATAATTTGTGCGCCTATATTTTCTATCCATTTAAACTCATAAGGCGCCCAATCTGTGTAGCTTGTTGTTCCATCAGGGTTAGTAATGGGTTGAGGAGGGAAAATGGGAGACCAAATGCTTGGTAGAGTTATTGAAATGTAACAGTCCATAAGCAAGTCCGCATAGCGTTTCACTTTAAATGTAAATGTTGATTCGGATGTTAGATTTAATATTGGAGAACCTTCAAAATCCAAACGAAAATTTTGCTTGCCAAAATTGGTATATTTTAAATAAGTTGCCTTCCAAAATGTTTTTTCGGGATTACCGTTTAATATTACATTTTGCTGCCCTTGACTAACAAGATTCATTAATCCACCTGCCATATTTATTATATATTACATAGAAATATTATTTAACTTTTTTGCTTTTTAAATATATTATTTTAAAATAATATAATATATTATACTAATGTCAACCAATTCAAATAACTATTTAAGCGCTATAAAAAATATGAATGAGGATTTTCAAAGCTATATTATACTAGCATTTATTTTTGTTCTTTTGATAATAATAGTTGGATACATAATTTACCTTAGAAGATTAGAAGCTAGTGAATGCAAATATATGAATAATTTGTATCCAAGTGTAGACGGCAATATAAAATCTATTTCTGCTAACGACCCCGATTGCAGCGGTAATTTATATGATTACTATATTAAAACTGCTTATAATGCTTGCAGTGGTGGAACCTATAAAAACGACTACGTTGATATATGTAATTTAAAAGCTTTATTAAAACAAGGTGTAAGAGGTTTAGATTTTGAGATTTATTCTATAGATAACAATGCTGTTGTTGCAACCAGTACAACAGATAATTATTATGTAAAAGAAACATTTAACAGCGTTAGTTTTGGTGATGTAATGAGTACAATTCAAGGTTATGCTTTTGCAGGTGGAACTTGTCCAAATCCTACAGACCCTTTAATTATTCACTTAAGAATTAAAAGTAATAATCAAGAAGTGTACTCAAATATGGCAAATATATTTAAATCTTACGATTCAATAATGCTCGGTAAAGATTATAGTTTCGAAAATTATGGTAAAAATTTAGGAAGTCTACCTTTATTGACATTTCAAAATAAAATAATTGTAATTGTTGACAAAATTAATAATTCTTTTTTGGAAAATCAAGACTTTTTAGAATATGTAAATTTAACAAGCAATTCTATTTTTATGAGAGCATCCGACTACTATAATATTAAAAATAGTCCAGATATAAATGAATTAACTGAATATAATAAAAGAGCTTTGACAATTGTGATGCCAGATGCTGGCGTAAATCCAACAAATCCAAGTGGATTTTTATGTAGAGCATCGGGTTGTCAAATGGTGGCTATGCGTTATCAAATGGTTGATAACTTTCTTATGGAAAATGCTTTGTTTTTTGACACTTGTAATTACGCATTTTGTCTAAAACCTGCCGACTTAAGATATACTCCAGTTACAATTCCTAGTCCAACTCCACAAAACCCAGCCTACTCTTATGCTACACGAAATGTAAGTAGTGATTATTATAACTTTAGTGTTTAAATATAGTTTAATTATTTAATTATACTGCAAAATAATTTAAACATTATATTATAAATAATCTAATATAATGGGATTAAAAATGTCAAAGTTAACTGAACAAAAACCAGTCAATTACGGATGTCCTATGTGTAAGGAGTCAGGAAAATTGCCAAATATAGCAGGAAGATTTCACATAGTTAATAAAACTGAATGTCAATGTAATGGTTGCAAAACTATTTTCCCAAAGTCCAAGTTTTATAAAACAGTTGTAACAAATGCAACTCCATTAGAAGAATAATTAAAACAACCAGCTGGCTAAATCAATGTCATCAATTAGGTATTTAAATTTAATTACATCCGTTATTATTTTAAAAACCAAGTCTCTTTTAATTTTTTTATAATACTTAATTTCATCTATTAAATTAGTTAATGTGTGTCTTGGCGACCAGTTGTCTAGGCAAGTAAGAGACGCGCAGCAAAGACAGTTTAAGCCTGTGAATTTTTTTAAATGAATGTCTTCATATTTTGTTTTACCACATAAAAAAGTTTTATATGTGCGATTATTCAAAAAAACTATAGGGGCGATAAAAGGGTAATTATGATTAATAGTAAATTTATAACAAACACTTTTATTATCAATTAATTCATAAACAATAACATTAAACGCACTTGTTATTTGATTAGATTCAATCATAATTTTATCATATAATTTATACATACTAATAAACTCGCGTTTCAATCTTCTGGAAACACATTTACTAGATAATAATTCTAGCTTTAAATTATTATTTTCAATTAAGTCTGTTTTATTTTCCATAATAAATAATTTTATATAATAATTTTATATAATAATTTTATATAATAATTTTATATAATAATTTTATATGATTATTATATGAAAAACAAAAATATTTGCAAGGATTTAACATTTTCAGATTGTGAATTAGCAATTTTGCGTATGTCTGTTGACAAAGCTGAAGAAAAGTTAGGAAAACGTATTGTTAACTCAGAAGATATAAAAAAAATAATACAAATAGTAGAAGATTTTATTAAACGTAAAAATTTAATATGTTACGGTGGAACTGCTATTAATAATATTTTGCCTTCGGAAGACCAATTTTATAACAAAGAAGCAGAGATTCCTGATTATGACTTCTTCACAACAAATGCGTTGGAAGATGCAAAAGAATTAGCAAACATTTATTACAAGCAAGGTTTCACAGACGTAGAAGCTAAGTCTGGACAACATCACGGAACATATAAAGTCTTTGTGAATTATATACCAGTTGCAGATATAACATTGTTGCAAAAAGGAATATATAACTCAATAAAAAAAGACTCAATTAGAATAGGAGGAATATTATATACGCCACCAAATTATTTGAGAATGTCAATGTATTTAGAATTATCAAGACCAGCAGGCGATATAAGCAGATGGGAAAAGGTATTAAAACGTTTACTACTTCTTAATAAAAATTACCCAATAACAGAATTGAACTGTGGAGAAGTTGATTTTCAAAGAGGAATGAAAAATAAAAATAAAAATGAAGAGGATAAAATTTATGAAAATGTAAGAAATACATTAGTAAATCAAGGGGTTGTTTTTTTTGGAGGCTATGCAATTTCGCTTTATTCTCAATATATGCCGAAAAAATTAAAACATAAATTAGAAAAAGTAGCAGATTTTGATGTGTTATCTAATGACCCGGAAACAACAGCTGAAATAGTAAAAGAACGTTTAAAAGATATTAATATAAAGAATACACAAATTATAAAAAGACAAGCAGTAGGTGAAATAATCCCAGAGCATTATGAAATTAAAATTGGAGAAGAAACTATAGCATTTGTATACAAACCAATTGCTTGTCATAGTTATAATGTATTAAATATTAATGGAGAAAAGGTAAAAATAGCTACAATTGACACAATGTTGAGTTTTTACTTGGCGTTTTTGTATGCAGATAAACCTTACTATAACCAATTTTTAGATAGAATTTTATGTATGTCAAAGTTTTTATTTGAAGTTCAACAAAAAAATAGATTACAACAAAAAGGACTACTTCGGCGTTTTAGTATAACCTGTTATGGTCATCAGGATGGTTTAGAAGAACTACGCGCAGAAAAAGCCAAAAAATATAAGGAACTAAAAAGTAAAGGAGATAAGAAAGAAATTGAAGAATGGTTTTTAAATTATAAACCAGACATAGAATTACATAAAATGAATAATAAATCAAATGAATCAAATGCATCTAATGATAAAACAAATAAAAAAACAAAGTTTAACAAAACAAAAAAGAATAACAAAACAAAACAAAAATCATTTATTAATATTTATGGAAAAAAAAGTAGAAGAAACAAAAATGAGTTGTATTAACGCGGGTTAAAATATTGCATATTGTCTTCATTTTTATAGTTATCGTCAGGCTTTCTCTTAACAAAATTAAATTTATAAATTAAAAATCCAATAATAATAATGAGAACTACAATTCCAGAGTAAATATAGTTAATGTATTCTGATTTTAAAAAAGATAAAGACAAAGGTAAAGAACCTCCACCAGTGTTATCATTATTAATAAACTCGTTTGCGAGTGAAAATGAAGCTAGGTCGCCAAAAACGTCCGGTAAATTTTCCATTTATTTATATTTATACTTAAACTAAATAAAACAAACTCACAAACAATATGTTTCTAATATTAAAACAAACATATCTTGAAATATTTTTGAAAATATTTTAAACAAAAAGGAATTCTTTTGTTCATTAGTAATATTTTTTTTAATAAAAATAAGAATATAGGTTGCATATATGCAAATTTTTTCTATTAAAAATTTAACATAATTAAACCCAATGTTAATAAAATACCAATCATTAACGAAGCTGCACATTTGAGTGCTACTTTTTTTAATAAAAAAGCTATGTATGTCTAATAAACCAGATAAAATCCTATGAAAGTTAGATTTTTCATTTTTAATATTTATTAAGTTGCCAATTTTATCATAACCAAATAAATCCAAATATAAAATTTTTTTATTTGGTTCTTTATTAAAAATATAAGGATTTATGCCATCAATGTATTTATTTTCATATAAGCAGTTACCGTCAATTAAATAAGGTATAAAACAAGACTTAATAATTGAATTAAATATTTCATCTTGACTTTTGTATTTTGACTTAACTATTTTTTTACCTTTTACAACATTATTGTAGCAAATAAAAAGTTTATTATTTACTTTTTCGCAAATGTCTTCAGGAACGCTATCTTTTAACATATCTTTTAAAGTTTTTATAATTTTTAAATTGTAGCACTTTTTAAAATCATCCTGAACTGTAGTGTATAATTTTGCCATTAAATCTAGACCGTCAATAAAATATAAAAATGCTACAACAGACCCTATGCTGCAACCAGATATTCTATCGACTTTTATAAAGTTACGTTTTTCCATTTCTTTTAAAAAATATAAAGCTCCTACAAGGTAACTACCATTGAATACACCTCCATCTAAAACTAAATCAATAACAAGAGGTTTATTTGAATTTTTAATATCATCAGGTAAATTTTCAATTAGCTTATTAACGTATTCTTGAATCATTTATTATTATTAAAAAGTATTTACTATTTAATAATAAAACGTATTAAATTAAAATTGAAACCTACACTTTCTTATTCATAACAATTCTTTTAATAAACTCTTCTTCATTTTTATGAGAAACGTATATGTTGATTAATTCGGCTGGAGAATAAAAATATTCTTTTATTTTTTTTAACTGCGTGTTATCAATATTTTTGTTAAATAAATGAAAATATAACTCAGATATAGTATTGTGACTTGCATTGCTTAACTCGTGTGTAATATCAATTCTACCTGGACGTATTAAAGCAGGGTCTAATTTATTATAATGATTTGATGAAATAATTAAAATTCTACCAGGCGTTTCTCTAATTCCATCCCACAAATTAAGAATATCATCCAGCGTTATAGGTTGTTCATTATTTACAAAAATATTTGTACCAGAGGTAGGTTGATTAATTTCGCAAATAGTATTAATTACATCTTGTATTTTAATATTGGCATTGGAATTAATTGTTTTATTCTTAGAACAAGTTTTTTTCTCTTTTTGTGTTCTATCTAATATAACATCGCCTATGCAGTCAATATCTTCAAAAACAATTATTTTTTTATCAAAAGTAATAGCATTTTTTTCATTTTCATCATTATATGTATTTTCAAAGAAAAATTGTTCTAATTGTGTTTTAGTTTTAATAAGCTTAAGCGAAAATTCTATAATATGTCTATCCGTATAATTAGCTAATGCTTTAATAAAAGAAGTTTTTCCAGTTCCAGGCGGTCCGTGCAAGCCAATGCCAAGTGTATAAGGGATTCCTTTTTCATAATACCAACTACGACTATTTAAAAAAAAATCAATCTTTTCAATTAAATTTTTTTTTCCATCGAAAAAAATATTATTAAAACTTCGAGTAGTTTCAAACAAATCTTCCCTCCAACAGTCTAATTTAGATTCATTATCAATATTAAATTTAATTTTTTCAAGTTTATAAATAAATTTTTTATTGTGTCTGTTATTTTTAATAGATGCTAAATATGCATTAGTTATATTGTCAATATAATTTTTTAAGTATGAAACTGAATAAACGTATGAGTAAATTCTAATTGTAATTTTATCAGTTTTACTGCTTATTTTTTCTTTATCATCTCTAATATCTTCTTGTTCAACAGAAGCGTTTACGTATATATTTTCATCAATTTTAAAGCGTTTATTTTGAAATACCATAAATATATCAAGATTTTTCTTTTTATCATTGCTTTCAGCTGAAGTTTGAAAATTTGTATGAGATTCTTTAATTTGATAAATAGTCTTATTGTTATCAATGTTTTGAATAATATAATTCCAAATAGCTTTAAATCTATTGCTGTATATAGAAGTAATATTACTTGTAGAATATGCATTTGTAGTAAAACATTTTTTACCCTCAATAACTACGCAACTTTTTTTATAAAACCAACATTTAACATCATCAAAAGACATATTTGTAATAATTGAATCAAGTTTATTGTCATAAATATAATTAATAATATAACCAACAAAACTAATAATAAGAGTAGACATTATTGCATCAAAAGCAGGATTGCCGGTTTTAAAGTAATCGAAAATAGCGAATTTAATTGTATTATTATAATTGCCATATAATAAGCTTAAAAAATTTGTCATTTAAATTTAATTAAATAAATTAAATTATATTTAAATCACTTTAATTATAGTTTAAAATGCACTAAAATGATTTGTGACTTTATTCAGAATATAAAAAACTAGACCAAATAAAACACTTGTAAAACCAAAACCATTAATATTTAAATTGCCATCATTTGAAAATAATACAGGAAAATATGAATATAAAAATTTTCTAAAAAATGGAAGTTGAAACAAAAAGTATAAAACTGCTAACAATAATGGCGTCTGTATTTCATTATACATATCATCGAGTGAATTTTGTCTGTTAGCATTTTTATTATAGTCGTCTATCATATCAGAAGTTTCTTCATATTCTTTAATATAATCAACACTATTTTGAGGCGGAAGAGGAACATAATTCGGTTGAACTTGCGCATCATTACTAAGATTAGTCGTAGTCATAGGAATATCTCTAGACGGTAACAGAGTTGCACCAGAAACACTAGCTTGTTGAATTCCGCTTACTATTTGATTAATTGTTGTTTGGTCTAAAGAAAGATTAGGACCGGAAGACTGAGTAAATTGTTGCGTAAAATTATTAGATTCGTTTGCATTTAGAGAGATATTATTGCTAATGCTTCCTCCTCCGACTGGGTCAGTAGGCAAATCTAAAATGCTCGTTGATTCATTCATAATTATTATAAAGAATGATTGATTTTAATAATTACGCAAATAAATTATTCAAAACTAATAATTTTTGCATTTGTGCTACACTTTGTTGAAACAGAATTATATTTTACACATTTACCATTACTTTTATAAATTTTATCTTTAAATTGGTCTAAAGGAGGTGCGTGAAAAATTAAACAATTTTTGTCTTTACAAACGGTTCTAAAAAGTGAAGCTAACCCAAACCCCAATAACATAGACATTATATATTTACCAGTCTCGGTATGAACAAACCTTCCAAAATTTACAGGCATTTATATATTTTGTATATTTTATATATTTTATATATTTTGTATATTTTATATATTTTATATATTTTGTATATTTTATTTATGTTTGCATTGGTATTTTTGATATTACAGATTCGTCTTTTGGACAGTCAACAATTTCTTCTTTAAACAAAAAACAGTTATCAGCCTTATCTTTAAATAAAACTTTGTCAACATTTTCCGGGCTAGGATAAATAAAGACAGTTTTCATTTCAGGACCTAAAATGTAAACAAAAAAAAGTCCAATAGCAAAACTAACTAAAAAGACAGGAATTGATATATAATTTAAAAGCATTTATATATTAATTATATAAATTATTTTAGAGCAACGCGTAGTTTTTAGTTTTATAATATATATACTAATTTTTTATACAATATCAATCAATTTTTGAAACCATCCAGCATCATCATTTGAACTTGGTAAAGGTATAGGCAAAGGAGGTGTCGAATTTTTGTCACTACTAGATTCTATAACAAGCCCTTTTTTAACAGGGGGTTTTGAAATAACGGCTTTTAATCCAACATCATAATTTAAAACTTTATTATTAAAATATGTAAATTCTAAAGATTGGCTTGTGTATTGATTTTGCATTAAATTATAAGTATTCTCATTTTCATTAAAATACACTACACTTTCTTTGTACTTTAATTCGGCAATTTTGTTTAAAAGTGGACTTAAACTATTTAAATAAATATTTACTGCATCACGAACATATTGTGTATTATCCTCTTGATTAAATTTTTTAATTGATAGTTTAATTTCTTCAATATAAAAATATGACTGGGTTATGCTTTCTTTAAGCTCAGTTTTATTTTCTAAATTATCAGTTATAGAATTGTATTCATCTAGATGCGATTCTAATAGAGCAGTTAAATTAGATATATAATCCTTTATTTCTTCGAAATTTTTTAGAGCAGTTTCAGTAGTCATTAACCCAAATAAAAGTCGATTTTTGTCATCTATAATTGATTTTTTATTGTTCTGAATTTCTTTTTCAATGTCTTCTAATACAACAGGTAATAAATTATATTTACCTGCTTGAACAGTAATATTTAGATTACAAGGGTCTGAAACTATACCACAAACGGTTCTAAATTCTCTATATTCATCATTGCCAGGAAAAAACTTAACAGAAAATAAAGTCCCTCCAGGTCTTTTACAATTTATACATTTTGGTTTTAATTTTTTAAATTCTGTTTTTTTCTCTTTTGAACTTAAAGTAACATTATTAAGAATTGTTTTCTTTCTTTTAAAAAGTTCTATTTCATATTTGTTTTTTAATTTATAAAATTCATTTATAGCGCTTTCTACAGATTCAGCCATTATATAATTATACCTTATAATTTATTTACTTAATTATAATTAATAATTTGGCTTTGTGTGTATAATATCATATTCGCTTTCCCACTGTGGAAGACCGGTTATTAATTCTTGATGAGCTTTACGCTTTGCTTCTTGAAAATTTTTTATTTTTGATAAAATGTATTGTTGTTTTTCTTTATTTTTTCTCTCTAATTCAACAGGAGTAAGCCTCCCTCTATATTTATATAAAAGTATTAGTCCTAAAACAATTAAAAATGCTATGAGTAAACCAATATTAAAAACAGTATTATGAAAATTATTTTTAATAACATGGCATTGTTTAAGTGTTTGATTTAAAAAATATCTTACGCCCGGTTCAGTAAGAGTTGGTTTAGGCGAAGGCCAACCTTGTTCATTTAACTCCATATTATTTAAAGTTAAAAATATTAATTAATTTATACATATTATCTATATGGCTAGTTCTTATTTAAATATTGTTACATTTTTATTGACAACATTATTTTATTATATGGCATTAAAACCTAAACTAACGTATGAAACATTAAATAATCAAACAAATTTTAAGTCCTATACAAGTAATAGTTATATTTATTTAGCTGTTTATGTATTCTTAGTAATTATAATTCAATTTATGGTTAATGCCTCCATAATAACTTCAACATGTGGCGGAAATATTAGTGAAAATATCGGTTCAGCCGGAATATTTACTTTTTTGCCGTGGATTTTGATTTTTGGAGTGCTAGTTCTAGTGCTAACAATTTATCCTGGATTTAAAAGTGCATTCTCAGATGTAATTGGTTACTACTATGTTTCATCTTCTGCAACTAAAGTTCTTACTGATTTACTAATTGATAAAAACATTCAAAGCAAGTTGGATTCTGATGCAACAATGACTGCAGATAAAAAGGTAGCTATGCAAAGTGCAGCAGATGCAATTATTAAAATTTGCGGAAACACGTCAATATTAATTAATCAAATAGTTCCAGATAATTTCAATAATTATTGGGGTATACTAAAACCATTAATGAAAGAACAATATCAAAATGACGGTCCTGAGGCAGATTCTATGAAAAGTAAATTGTTTGAATTAGTTGTAACACGTGATGACGTTGGTGAAGCAATTTGGTATATGTATACAGGAATTTTATTGACGTCAATTGTTCAGCTAAAGATTGCAACTAAGGGTTGTGCAAGTAATCCAAAAACTATAGAAAAAAATTATCAAAAATTTGTGGAACAAGAACAACAAGCAAAGGCAACACAAGAACAAGCTACAGGAACCACATACACAATAACAAATTAAATCAAACTATTAAATACTAATTTAAATACTAATTTAAATACTAATTTAAATACTAATTTAAATACTAATTTAAATACTAATTTACACCCTTGAAGATTTAAAATGGGACAAATTTTACTTTCTAAATATGCGACTACAAATTTGATTTTGACGAACCACTTTCCATTCTGGTTCAATCAAAT